CGGCTACTTGGTCGCGGCGGAAATCGGCGGGCAGGACACACTGAAAGAGCTGCGGATGCTGTTCGCCGCCCACGGTATCGGCTTCATCAAACTGGACGTGGACAACCCGGCCGACAGTCAGGTGCTGATTCCGGCCCGTGAGCGCGACGAGATCGATTGGGACATGGCCAACCGGCTGGCCACGGAGAACCGGGATTTTCTGGAGTACGTGAAGCTGGTGAAGCAGTTTTACCAAACCGGCGAGGCGCGCCCGGCAGACTGGGACGTTCCCGAGGTAGAGGATTGATCGCTTATTCCAGGTGGCCAACGACGTCGAGGCGTTCGTCGCCACGCTGAAACGCGCCGAACCAGCCGTCGCTTGAGTCGGCGCGGGTGCGGCCCAGCAGCAGCGTGAATCCCTCGCAGCCACGTTGCTTGGCGGTAGCGAAGTCGGTGGTATCGAATTTGGCCTCGCGCACCAGCGTTGTGGCCACGGACTTCATGGCCGACTCGAACAGGTCGAGTAGGTGGTCTTGCAGGGTGGCGTCGATGTTGCGCGAGGTCACGTCGTCGATTACGGCGTGCTTGAATCGATTGCTCATGGAAAATCCCCGTATTTGGTAAGGATGGAATGAACGCGCTGTTCGCGGTAGAAGCCAAGCGCGTCCGACTTATTTGCTGCTGGTCGCACTCATCTCGCTGACCCACGCCTGCAACGCCCTCAGTTGCTCGGCGTTCTCGTGGCAGGTTTGGTAGTTGGCGGCGATGGTTCCGGCGACGGCAGAGAGCGCAATGCCTGCGGCGGCCGCATCAGCAGCTCCGGCGGGCTCGGGCAGTTCGCCTGCGGCGGCAGCGTCGTGCAGGCGCACAAAGCCACGGTTGATAGTGCAAGCAGCATCGGCTTGAACGGGCACATAGACGGGAACCTCCTTGATGATGGTGTCGCCCTTCTCGCGAACGACTCGGACGCGGTCGACGTACTGGGTGACGACCTTGACGGTGGCTTCGGCCTGACGCTGGCGGATGGCGGCGGTTTGTAGGGTTTGCTGCTGGTTGGCGGCGTCCCACTGCGCCTGAACGTGGCCCGCGCCCTTGATCCAGCCGAAGCCGACCAGGGCGACGCCGATCGCCGCGAAGGCCAGCAGCCGGTACGGCCACGGAATCACGCTCACGACGCCTCCCCTATGCACTGCCGGTATTCGGCTTCTCGCCGTGTAGCCAGCCCGCCGCACAGCCGCGCGTTCGCAGGCAGCGCGCAGTCCTTGCCCTGGAAGAAGCGCCAGCGCAGCAGCTCGGCGCAGGCTCCGGCGTAGTCCTCGGCGTTGAGTTTGCGCACCAGCGTGGACTGGCAGAATGCACGGCTGCCGACGTTGTAGGAAAAACTCACCAGCGCGTCGTACTCGTGCTGGGCCAGCGGCACGGTCACGCACTGCTTCAGCGCACCCTCGAACTGCTGCACATCGGTCAGCGCCCGGGCCAGCGCCTTCGGCGGCGTGGTGGTGTCGCCGATCTTCACGCCCGATGTCGTGCCGAAGCCGATGGTCGGCACGTCGCCCTTCACCGGGATCACCGCGCGGTCGGTGTAACCCTCGTGCAGCACGATGCTGACCAGCGCGACGGCGGACAGCGTCAGCGCGGCCACGGTTCTGCGTTGCGGCGACCGGATCATTCGCGCATCTCCGGCTGCGCCACCAAGCGCGCAAACGCCGCGCCGATGCTGGCGCTGAAGGCCAGCAGCACGAACACGCCGCGCGGTAGCACGTCACCGAACAGCGGCACCACGACTTCCGCCGCCGTGAAAATCGCCGCGACGATGGACAGACGGATGCTCCACGCACGCCGTGCAATCTTGCGCCAGTCGTCCAGCAGACAGAGTTTGCGGGCGGTCATTGCGCACCTCCCATCAGCTTCAACTTGATGGCAGCCCCGACCAGCAGCGCAGCCAGGATGCCGGTGGTGATGACCTTCACAGCGGTTTGCCACGCGGTGCGGCGGGCATCGCGCCACGCTTCCAGCAGATCACGCAATTCGCGGATGTCGCGGGCGGCGTGACCGTTCTCTAAGCCCAGATGGGCGAGGCAACGCTCGGCTCCACGTTCGGCGGCACGGTCGAGCAGATCTTCGAAGTCCTCGCGGCGCAGGAGCAGCATGTTTTCCACGAGGGCGGCGGGTTGGTGTTCTTCGGCCATTGCAGTCTCCAGAAATGCAAAACCCGCCTCGTGGGCGGGTTCGGGTGGTTGCCGGTGGATAGAAATCAGATGGCGATGCCCGCGCTCCAGCCTGCGGATTTGTAGACACTGAGCTTGGCCTCGTCCTCGAGGTAGCAAAGCCAGCCGACTTGCGGTGCGTGGAATTCCCACACGCCGCCGATGCGCACGGCGATCTGGTTGGTTTTGCCTGCCCACACACCAGTAGCGGCGGCGGGAATGAGGTAGCGGTCGCCGTTGGCAGGGCTGGCCGGTGGTGTGGTCAGGTCGCGGTCTTTCACGGACAGGCCCACTGTTGCGCCAAGGCGCTTGAGGTTGGCGTCCATGCCGGTGTCCCAGCCACTTTCGCCGAGTGTCCAGCCGTAGGCGAGTCCAAGGTTCGGGTCGGTCGATGACATGCTTATCTCCAGTGAGGGGCGGCTTGCCGGATGCGCCGGACGGATTCCGGATCGCCGCTGCGATGGCTTTGTTTCGGGTGCTGACGCCAGCGCCGCCCGACGATGGGCAGGTGCAGCACGCCACCACGCTTGGCGACCAGCAGGGTCAGCAGCCAGTCGGCGAAGTTGTTGACGTCAGCGGTTTCGGCGAGCGCCGCTTCCACGGCAGTTCGGCGCATCACGATCAGGCCGTGAACGTGGCTGGCGCTGTTGGCGTGCTGCCAGCGGCTGTAAGCCAGACGCCGCACCGCGATGTCGTTCCCGGCTTCGTCCATCAGCGCCTCGTCGCTGTAGGCCATCACCGCTTGCGGGCAGGCATCCAGTGCATCGGCCAGTTGCGTGAAGGCGCTGGCCTCGTAGAGATCGTCGGGATCGACGAAGGACACCAGCGGCAGCGTGCCTTGGGCGTAACCGGCGGCGCGGGCTTCGCCAATGCGCCCGGCAACGCCCGGCACAACGTGCAACTGGATCGGTGCGCCGTCGAGGCTGACGATGCAGGCCTCGCGCCATTCGGCAGGTTCGTTCAAGGTGAGCAGATGCACATCGATGCGTGCGGCGGTGGGCGTTTCCATCAGAGTCCTCCCCAATACTGGCCCCAGCGCAGGCCGTAGCCCGCGCGATCCATGACGCGCACCTGCGGCTGCCAGCTCTCCAGCCCGTCGCGTTCGGCGCTGATTTCCACGCTGATGCGGTCGCTCAGCGCTCCGGCGTCAGTAGCAGCCGTGGCCACGTCCCACACGAAATCCGATCCCGCGATACCGGACGCCGTATGCACCAGCGTGTCGTTGCGATCACGGATGCGCACGGTGTAGGTCACGCCCGGTTCGGGGCCGATGTCGCCCTCGTCTTGTTGCACGAGGTAGGCGGTCTGCTGGATGCGGTCGCGGTGCGCCCACGCCACGGCGAGATCACCGGCCACCACGGCAGGCTCGATCTGGCCGTTGAGACGGATACGCCCGGGTGGATACGGCAAGGCCTGACGTCCGGTGAGCAGTAGAGGCTGGCCATTGGCGGCCAGTTCCGCATCGCCCTGATCGGTCGAGGTGCGCGGGATCGCGGCCACGAACACGGATTCGCCGGGCGCGCGTTCCGCGCCTTCGGCCGCCAGCCAGTCGCCGACGCCGATCAACTGCGTGCCACTGGCGTGGGCTTGCGGTGTGGTGTCGAGCACGCCGCGCGCCAGATCGATGCTGGCCGCACCGGCATCGAAGGCCAGCACGGCGACGGCTTCGCGGATGTCGCCAGCGGCATCGACCAGATAGGCGTAGCTGCCCACCGCCAGCCGTTCTGGTTGGCTGATCGCCGTCACCGGCACCGCGACGGCATCGGCCTCGGTGGCGGACAAAGCCGCATCAAGCGTGAGCAGCGGCGCATAGTCCTCGCTGGCGATGGCCTCGATGTCGCCCACCGATGCGCCGGTGGCGAGCTGCCAGTTGAGTTGCCCGGCACCACCCACCGCCGCCAGCGCGCCCACTGCTGCATCGGTGTCGGTCAGGTAATCCAGCTCGGCCCGCGACAAGGTGCGCGCCAGTTCCCAATACGGGATCTCCACCGCCAGCACCAAGGCGGGCGGCAGCGGCTCCAGTGTGGGTTCATCGATGATGGGGGGCGGCGGAGCCAGCACGGCGCTGTCCAGCCCGAACACATCCTCCATCGCCTCGATGCGCCACTCCAGCGCGCCCAGCGTGCCGGTGTCGATGCTGGTGACGCGCACCACCATCTGATCGATGCCCAGACGCGGCCAGTTGAGCAGGAACACATCGCCCGGCAGCGGCGCGCGTTCCAGCGTGTCGCGCGCCACGGTCAGGCTCATCCGCGCCAAGGGTGAGCCCAAGGCGCGCAGATCACGCAGCGCCAGCCGTGCAGCCAACGGCCCGTAATTGACGCCCGGATAGTTGCGGCGCTGGTTGATCACGCCACCCTGCAACTGGATGGCGGCGAGGTTTTCAACAGTGACTGTGGTGTCGCCGCCGGTTTGCCAGTCGGTGTAGACCACGCTCAGTTCGTTCGGCAGTTCGCCCCACTGCGCACGCTCGAAGCGCTCCAGCCGCACGATCTCGTCCGGCCCCAACTGCGGCAGGCTGTCGATCCAGTAGTCGTCACGCAGCAGTTTCAGCTCGAAGGTGCCTTGCTCCGGATCGGTGTAAAGGATGCCGCCAATGTGATCGATGACCTGACCGATGAAGCTCTCGATGGATTGCTGGCGCGTCCAGATCAGGTTCAGGCCGAAGCCTTCGTCCGACAGCGCCCACGCCGCGTTCCAGAAACTCCAGCCGATGCAGTCCTGCGGATAGCCCATGCCCCAGTGCGGATCGGTGAGGCACTGCACCAGAATGTGCGCCGGGTTCATGCCCACGCTCACCTCCTGGCCGCTGTCGTCATCCCAGACGCGCACCTCGGCGTTCCATTCCATCCACGGCGTGTCGTGCCAACCCGCCGTGAAGCGGCGCACGCGCACTGCCAACGGTTTGAGGTAGGGATTGTTGGCGGCGAACTGGATTTGCCGCGCCACCAGCGACAGCACGCCCCGGAATGCCGGAATCGCGCTGCCGAGACGCGCCATCAGGTAGTCGTTGCGTCCCTGACCGGCGTTGCCGGGCAGCACATCGATGGTGCCGATCACACCGCCTTCGCGCTCGTCGCCGCCAAACAGCATCGGCTGGTTGATCGCCAGACTGGCGAGGCCGTGCCCGCTAGACAGCGGGCCACGGTCGGCATCGCCCCATGCGGTGCGCTCGCCCATCTGGATTTCCTGCACGGCATCGACCGGCCCTTGGCAGAGCACCAGATGCAGGCCCATGCGGTAGCGGTAGCCGACGGTTTGCTTCTTGCTGCTGCCGCCCATCAGCCGTGCTCCTGCGCAGATCGGGCGCGGGCGTGTTCGACAACGCGCAAGGCCATCGCGTCATTCGTGGCCAGCAGCGTTTGCGCATCCAGCCCATCG